AAAAAGTCGGCGAGGCGGTGAAGCAATTTACACCGCCTGAGATCGACACCGCTATTGATCGCGGCATCGAAGCGGCACGTCTCGGCTCAGGCCTGTTCAAAATGTTCAAGGGAATGTTTAGCAAGAAAAAGATCTTATGAACCTGGAGCCGCGAGAACAGGATGCCCTCACTGTCATCGCCTTTCTTGCGGCGTTCGCCTTGTTTGCTTTGATCTTTTACAAATATGTCGCTCCGGCGATTGAAAGTGCTCTCAACTAATTTAATGCGAAATGACGATCCTCACTTTTTTCATGTTCAGCGTAATGGAGTCCATCGAAGCCAATCCCGGCGTGACGGCGACCGTTATTATTGCCATCGTCGGGTGGTTCGTGCAAGTCGGCGTTTTCATATGGAAAGCGTCGCAAATTGTGGCAAAAGTGAACACATTATCAACTAATTTCGCCGAACACGAGGCCGTTTTCGATGCTCATACGGCCAACGCCGATGTGCATACGACCCGCGAACAGCGCGAATCGCTCGGCCGTGAAATGCACCAGATGAGCAAGGAGCACGCCGCCGGCCTGCGATCCATCGACGCCAAGATCGACACGCTGATGATGCACCTGTTGGATAAGGGAAAGTGATGAACGTGACCGCCCGAATAGTCCAGATGCCTGACCTGCGGGCGATCGCCAAGCAGATCGATTTCGGCACGGCCAAGGGGCTGACCGATACGGCCAAGGCGGCACAAAAAGCGTCGATCGCGGCGATCAAGAGCACGTTCACGACCCGCGGCAACTGGATGGAGCCGTCAAACCGGTTCGGTGTCCGCGTCACGCCGGCCCGCCGCGACAAGCTGACCGCCGAGGTCCATACCGCCGCCGACTGGCTCAAACCGCACGAGACCGGCGAGGACAAACGGGCACGCACCGGCAACGTCGCGGTACCGACCGACCAGGTCCGCCGCAATAAGCGGATGATCATACCTCGCGGCCAGCGGCCAAAGGGGCTCGCGGCCAAGGCGTTCAAACTCCAGACCAAGCATGGCGTCGTGCTCGCCCAGCGTCTCAAGCGGGGCAAACGCAAGGGCCTGATCGTGCTCTACGGCCTCGAGTCGTCGGTCAAGATCAAACGACAGTCGACCTTTTACGAACCGATCGAAAAGGCGGTCAAAGACAATTTGCGGCAGAACATTGCCGCCGGCATACGGTTCGCACTGGCGACCCGACGATAAATGGCAAAGACAGCCGCAAAAGCCAAACCGCCGCAAGGCCAACTGCTCCCGATCACACAGATCGCGGAGCGGCTTCGTATGCACCGGCAGACGGTCGCGGCACGGCTCGATAATCTCGGCTATCAGCCGCACGAAACATCGACCGCCAAAAATCAGCTCTACTGGTTCGACAGCGACGTCGAGTTTGCGATCAAGGCGGCCAAGGACGAGATCGATGCGGCCCGGATTCGCGTTTTGCGTGCCGACGCCGAGACCAAAGAGCTAAAACTAGCCCAGGCCCGCGGCGAGGTCGTCGATATCGCCGACGTCATGGACCGTGTCCAGGCGATATTTACGCGGCTTTACAAAGAGTCGACCCAGATGCAGCCCAAACGTCTCGGCAGCCGGCTGGCCAAGGCCAAGACCGTCGCCGAAGTGACGCGGATCCTAAAGGCCGACACCGACAAGGTGTTCGCCAAATTGCGAGAGAACGACGCGGCATTCGTGCCGACGGTCAAACGATGACGACCGCACTTGCACACAAAGTAGTTTCCGAGGCCATCCGGCGGGCGATCCCGTCCGGCACTATGAGCGTGTCCGCGTGGGCCGAGGCAAACCGCTATGTCGATCGCGGAGCCAATAAAGGCCGCTGGTCAAACCGCACCGTGCCGTTCGCGGTCGAGATAATGGATGCGTTCTCCGACCCCGATGTCCGCGAAGTCGTGTTTCAAAAATCAGCCCAGGTCGGCGGTTCCGAGATATTGGCCAACGTCGTCGGCTATTACATCGAGGTTGACCCGACAGAGATCGCATATATTGCCGAAAAAGAAGATAAAACGCGGGCATGGATGATCGAATCGTTTGACTCGATGGTCAACGCGACGCCGTCGCTCAAGTCGCTCGTCAAGACCGCCGACGAGGACAATAACCAGCGTGTAAAACGCTTTCCGGGCGGCCAGTTTTTCGGCTTTTGGGCGACGTCACCGTCCGAACTCTCGTCTCGTCCGATCCGCGTGCTGCTGTGCGACGAAAAAGCCGCATACAAGAACACGTCCGAGGGCGACGCCGTCAAACTCGGCGAGGCCCGTACCAAAACCTACGACGGCTTTGAAAAGATCGGCAAGGTGTCGACGCCGCGTCAGGCCGACGACCCGTCGGATATCGAGGCTGACTTTCTGCGCGGTGACAAGTGTCAATACTGGGTGCCGTGCCCGTCGTGCGATACGTTTCAACTGCTGCAGTGGGCCAACGTCCACTGGGATGACGACCCCGATCTGGCCGTGATGGCGTGTCCGCATTGCGGCGTCGTGCTCGAATACGACGACCTGCAGGAAATGCTCGAACGCGGCCGGTGGGTCAAGGACGCCGACCTCGATCAGCCTTTCTGGCCCGAACACCCGGCCGATCCGCAGGTCCGCTCGTTTAAGATCAACCAGCTTTACTCGCCGTTCGTTCATTGGCGGCGAATGGTCAAGGACTTTCTCGAAGCACGCAGCCACGGGCCCGGCTCGCCGCAGATGCAGGTGTGGGTCAACACCGCTCTCGGCGAACCGTGGCGTCCTTACGAAAAGATCGATTACGGCGACCTGACGCTAAACCGCGAGGATTATGCCGCCGAGGTGCCGTCGGGCGTTCTGCTGCTGACCGCCGGCGTCGACGTCCAGGGCGACCGTCTCGAATACGAGATCGTCGGATGGGGCCGCGACAACGAATCGTGGTCGATCCGCATCGGCGTCATCGACGGCGATCCCGGCCAACTCGCCGTGTGGGACGAACTGACCGCCGTTCTGACCGCCGTTTACACCGGCGAGACCGGCGAGCACCGCGTCGCCTGTGCGTTCATCGACTCGGGCTATCACGCGCAGATGGTCTATCGCTTTGTCAAAATGAACGCCGCCCGGCACTGGTTCGCCTGCAAGGGTATGCCCGACCCGCATAAACCGATCACCGGCAAAGCGACGTGGGTCGAGTGCCGCCTGCCCGGCCACGGCGGACGCGTGCGGATGTTTCCGGTCGGCACGACCGCCGCCAAGGACGAGATATTCTCGCATCTGCGGATCACCGAGCACGGCCCCGGCTATTGCCACTTTCCGCGTCGGCCCGAGTATGACGAGGCGTATCTCAAACAACTGTGCAGCGAGCGTAAGGTGACCAAGTTTCGCAACGGCAATAACGTCAGCGTTTATGAAAAGGTCTCGGCCGGTGCCCGTAACGAGGCACTCGATCTGCGCGTCTACGCGACGGCCGCCCGCGTCAAACTAAACCCGAATTTTGACAGGATCGCCCGACGGCGTTTGCAGCACGCATCGGTCGCCGATCGCGAGCCGGAACCGCCTGTGTCACCGGGCGGCCAGCCTGACGATACACCGCCGCCACCGCCGGCGACGACGCCCGAGGCCCGACGAAAGAAATTTAAGGTGGTCAATAATCCATTTGCGGGGTACAAACCATGACAGCACCAGTACGAACGATCGAACCAACACAGATCACAACCTATGAAGAGGTTTCGTGGACCCGCGCGTATGCCGATTATCCGGCGTCATTGTGGCAGCTTAACTATTACTTTCGCGGCCCCGGCGTCGGATTTAACGCCGAATGGGGCGTCGAGGTCACGGCTGACGGCGACACATTTGCCATCACGGTCCCGGCATCCAAGACCGACGATGTGACCGTCGCCGGCGTGTACAAATGGCAGGCGTGGTTGACCGAGGCGGCCGACTCGACCAACAAGATACTGATCGGCGAAGGACGCACCCGCATTATCAAACGGTTCGACCCGACATCGACCGCAGCGGTCGAAACGCGTTCGGCGGCAAAGATCGCTCTTGATACGATCGACGCGGCACTGCTCGCCTTTGCCACGAGCGACACCATCGAAGAAGAGATCACGACGCCCGCCGGTTCGCGTCGGGTCAAACGGTCGGACAAATCCGAGCTGATGTCACAGCGTAAATATTGGGCGACCATCGTCGCTCAGGAAGCGGCCAAAGAGCGGGTCGCGGCCGGCGGTAGTTTGATGACGACGTTTGGTGTGAGGTTTAATGATGAATAAAGAGCCTAAAAAGAAGTTTGCCGAGCGCGTGTATGACGCTATTTTCGGATCCGAAACGGCCGGATCATCCGGGCCGCCGCGTAAGGGCGGTTGGCGGTCGTATGGTGCCGCCCGCGTGACCCGCGGCAACGCAAACTGGGGCGTTTCGCCGACCGGTGCGAATTATGAGATCCGCCTGTCGCTGGCCGCCCTGCGTGCCCGTGCCCGGCAAGCGGCCCGTGATGACGGCCACATCAAAAAGTTTCTCTCACTCGCCCGGTCAAACATAATTGGGCCGAAAGGCATCCAGTTGCAATGCCAGGCGATGCGTGCCAACGGCCAGCCAAACGTCAAACTCAACCAAATGGTCGAGCAGCGATTTTGGGAATGGTCGCACGCTGAGACGTGCACCCTGTCCGGCAAACTCGACTGGCGGGCCGTGCAGCGTCTCGTCGTCACGCGTCTCGCGATCGACGGCGAGTTTCTGGTCCAGATGGTCGAGACCGACCGCGATTTCGGGCTGTCGCTGAAAGTATGGGACGTCAACTGGCTCGACGAGACATTCAACGAAACGCGGCCCAACGGCAATCGCGTGATCATGTCCGTTGAGGTCGACGCCAATGATCGCCCCGTCGCTTACTGGCTGACCACGCCGGCGAGTGAAATGAACTATACTCAGCGACGCGAACGCACCCGGACGCGGATGCCGGCCGATCAGTTCATACACGGGTTTTTAGTTTACGATGACGAAACGCAGACGCGCGGTGTGACGTGGTTTCACGCGGCACTGCTCGACGCCAAAAATTATCGCGGCTATGCCGACGGTGTCATTCAGTCAGCCCGTTTTTACTCGAACATACCGATCTTTCTCGAGTCGGCCGTGACGGACGGCGACGAGTGGACAGGCCCGACCGATGATAATGGCGAGGCGATCGATCCGGTCATCGACGTTTCGTCGCTGGCAGTCAACCTTTTGCCCCAGGGCATGAAAATGAACCAGCTCGACCCGAAACAGCCGACACAGAACCATCCGGCGTTCGCCAAAACCGTGCTGATGGGTCTGGCCGCCGCACTCGACCTGCCGTATTTTTCACTGGCGGGCGATATGGAAGCGGTCAATTTCAGTTCGTCCCGTGTCGGCCTCGACGAGTCGCGCGACGTCTGGCGTGCCTTGCAGGATTTTGTCGCGACCACGCTCCATCGCCGTGTGTATCAGGCGTGGATCAAACGGGCGATCTTGATGGGCAAGGTGACCGTGACCTCGCCCCGCGATCTCGACGAGATCATGAATCCGCAATGGAAACCGCGAGGGTGGAAATATATCGACCCGACCAAAGACGTCACGGCCGATAAGGAACGGCTCAAATATCGCCTCGCAACGCCAAGCCAGATACTCGGCGAACAGGGCATCGACTACAGCGACTATCTGCAGCAGTGGCGGGCCGACAAGGAACTCGCCGCCCAGTACGGCATCGACATCGACGCGATCTATACCGAGACAGGCCCGGCGGTGTCGTCCGACACCAACGCGGCCGGCGATCCGCCGCCCGCCGAGGCCTGACACACCACATCTAGCGGCTGTCGCTGACGACACCACACGATAGCCGCTAGGTTTTGTTACCCAAAAAAATAACCCCGCCCAAAACTTCATAGACTTTTCTTGGCTCACAGGCCGCGCAGTCTATGGCAGATTCGACCATTACTATCGACACCGTTCGCCCGGATACGGTCGGATTGCCCGATCTTCGTTCGGCCACGCCCGAACAGATACGCGAGCAGCTTACCCGAACGCCCGTCCGCCGCACGATGGCCATCACCCGCGAGGGGATGAATGTCGATCCCGACTCGCGCACGGTGAGGGTCGCTTTCGCGTCCGACGCACCGGTCGACCACTGGATGGGTCCGCTCATTCTGACGACCAAGCCCGCCGCCGTGCGTACCGCCCGGATGGACCAGGGGCTTGCATTGCTTTCTGACCACGACCGATGCGAACAGATCGGCATTGTCGAAAATTTCAGTTTTGATACCGACGGCATCATCCGCGGCGACGCCCGCTTTTCGCGATCCGAGGCCGGTGAAGAGGCCTTTCAGGATGTCCGCGACGGCATCAAGCGTTTCGTTTCAGTCGGTTTCATGATCTACGAACTCCACGTCGACAGCCAAAAGGACGACGTGACGACCTATCGCTGCGACGATTGGGAACCGTTCGAGATCAGCCTCGTTTCTGTCCCGGCCGACATCAGCGTCGGCGTTGGACGGTCGCTCGATAACGCTACTCAATTTTCAGACGCACGACATAGTGCAATTTCAAACAACACGGAGACAAAAATGGAAAATCCTATCGAAACAACGCCGGGCACTCCGGTTGTAAATACACCGGCCCAGCGTATCGCTGAGGTCGACGCTGCACAGCGTGGCGAGGGCATCGTCAAGTTTGCTGAAATTTTCGGCAAAGGCGATCTTGCCCGCCAGATGCTGGCCGCGAGCCCCGACGTAACCCTCGACGACGTTCGGACAGCGATCCGCCAAACCCTAACGTCATCGGCAACGGCCCCGGCACCGATCGCACCGGAACAGCAGGCGACGATCGAAAATCGCGGCGTTGTTCAGCTCGCCCGGTCATTGCCACAGCACGGCACTGTCCGCGGATTCGGCGGCAACGCTGAGAAAGCGTACCGTTTTGGTCAGTGGATCGCCGCCATCGCCGGCCGCGAAGGCACCAAGGAATCGGCTCGCCGCTTCTGCCTCGATCAGGGTATCGTCCGTTCGTTTGCCGAGGGGCAGAACGAGAACGGCGGATATCTGGTGCCCGAAGAGTTTGGCACCGATCTGATCCTGCTTCGCGAAAAGTACGGCGTGTTTCGCCAGAACGCCAAGATCGTCACGATGTCGTCAAGCGACCGTACCGATCCGCGTCAGACCGGCGGATTGACCGCATATTTTGCCAATGAGGCCGAGGCCGCGACCGAATCGACCTCGACATGGGATCAGGTCAGCCTGTCGGCCAAAAAGCTGATCGTGCTCGCCCGCATCTCGAGCGAACTCAATGAAGATTCGGCCATCAGCGTCGGCGATTCGGTCGCCAACGATATCGCTTACTCGTTCGCCAAAAAAGAGGACGAGTGCGGTTTCAACGGTGACGGCAGTTCGACCTATGGCGGCATCATCGGTGCCCGCGAAAAGCTCAAAGGACTGTCGGGCACGATTTCATACATCGCCGGTCTGCAGGTCGCGACGGGCAACGCTTACAGCGAGATCGTCCTCGCCGACTTCGAGGGCGTTGTCGCCCGCCTGCCGGAATATGCCGACAGCGACGCCGCTGCGTGGTACGTCCATCGTTCGTTCTACTGGAACGTGATGGTCAAGGCGATGCTCGCAAGCGGCGGTGTGACCGCGGCTGAGGTCGAGGATGCACGTCAGCAGAGATTCATGGGCTATCGCGTCGTCTTTACGCAGGTGATGCCGAAGGCCGAGGCAAACAGCCAGGTCTGTGCATTGCTCGGCGACCTTTCGATGGCGGCATCGCTCGGCACTCGCCGCGACGTTACCATCTCGACCAGCGAACATAGCCGGTTTGCTTACGACCAGATCGAGATCAAGGGCACTCAGCGGTTTGACATCAATGTCCATGACGTCGGCAATGCCAACGCCACGGCCGCCAGCCAGGTGCCGGGATCGATCGTCGGACTGATCACGGCGGCATCGTAAGCGAGGCCACAGACGAATCCGGGCGGGTGAGATCCCCGCCCTTCAACAATCTTTCAGAGGAAACCAAAATGCAAAGACTTCAAGATATCAAGATCGTCAAGGTCACGTCGCCGGGGGCTCTCGTCGATGATGCGGCGTTTACCACGGCGACCATCGACACCAAGGGATGGGATGAGGCGTTGTGGGTTGTGCAGTTCGGCGCGATGGATATCGCCGCTGCGGCCCTCAAACTGACCGAATCCGATGACTCGGGCATGAGCGGAGCGGCCGACATCACCGGTGCGGATTTCAGCGTCAGCCCGGCCACACTGCCGAGTGCGACCGCTGACGATACGTTCTTTGGCGTTCACGTCAAATTGGGCGGCAGCCGCAAGCGGTATCAGGACCTGACGTTCACGGGCGGCAACGGTTCGACCGGAACCTATGCCAACGTGTTCTGTATTCTGGCCAAGGGCGAAACCAGTCCGGCGTCGGCGACAGATCGCGGATTCAACCAGTTGCTCTACGTTTAGGAGAGGTTAATGTCCGAGACCAAACAAGTGCGTATTTTGCGACGCGTCGGCAATCCGAGGGGCGGGGCCATCCTCGCTCCCGGCGCCGTCGCCGAGCTGCCGTCGGTTTGGGCGGACAGGTACATCGCCAACGGAGCGGCTGAGTTGCTTGTGAACGATCAAGCCGCTGAGACAAAGCCGGTAAAGCCGGCAAAAAAGAGCAAAAAATGATCGCCGACGCGGACATGAACGCACTGTATGACGCCATGGGCGTCTCCGTCACGTTCGCGTCGCCGACCATCACGGGCAAAAAGGGCATCTTTACTGCGGCGACCGACGGCACCAACGCCTACGGCGTCGACATCGACGCACAGCGGCCGACGCTGATGATCCGCACGGCGGACATCACCGGGATGGACGCAGGCACGACGACCGTCACCATCAACGCGGTGACCTACACGGTCATGAAGGTCGAGCGAACGGGCACCGGCGACTCGGTGCTGTATTTGAAATAACGATGGGCGACAGCAAACGGCAAAAGATAGTCGATGCCGTGATAACGCGGCTCAAACTCATAAACGGGACCGGCGATTACACGTCAAACGTCGGCAACCGCGTCTTTGACAATCCGATCACCGGTGATCAGGCGTCTGGCGACCTGCCGTTCATCGGCGTGTATGACCTCGACGCGATCGCGACGCCGTCCTCGACCGGCCGCACCTATGAAACGGTGCACGCCATGGCGATCGGCATTCGCGGGTTTTGTGCCCGCGGCTCGACGTCGTCCGCCGCCAACGCCCGAAACCTGATCAAAGATATCCAGACGGCGATCAGGCAGGACGACAAATGGACGGTGACCGGCGTACCGCTCGCGATGCAGACCCGCCAGGTGCGCGACGGCATCGCCCGAAGCAATGACACCTTTGAGGTCGACGGCTGCGAGGTCGAGATCGAGGTCCAGTTCAAAACGCTGAAATTTAACGCCGAGGCGTAAAGACCAGGAGACAGCAATGCCAAACGTAAAACTATTGAACGCCTGTATATGGGATGGCCGCCGCCACGAGGCCGGCGACGTGATCAGCGTCGACGACCGCACGGCCGAACTCAATGCGTCATGGATGTCAGAGACCACCGCCGCACCGTCGGCGGAACCGCAGAAAAAGACCGGCAAGGCCGATAAGGAGACCAAAGACTAATGTCAACCATTACAGAGACAGCTAAACACTATTACGGCCACGGTCAGGCGTGGCTTTTTGCGAGAACGACGGCAGGGGCGATCGCGACCGGCAGTGCCGACGCGATATCGCTGCCCGAGATCGATTCGTTTGAGATCGCCGAACAGATCGAAAAGGTCTCGCGGATGTCCAAGCGTGACGCGATGGCCGCCAAATCGGCGTCAGTCGTGCGGGCCGTCTCGGCGACCTTCAAACTCGTCTGTTCGCAGCACGTCGCCAACCTGCTCGCCGTTTACCTGTTCGGCACCAAATCGGCCATCTCCGGCGGTTCGATCTCGGCGGTCGCTTTTGATTCGGGCATCGTCGCTAATGATATCGTCCGGTTTCCGGGCAGTCGGGCCAATCTGTCGACCTTTACGTCGATCACCGATTCGGCCGGTTCGCCCGCAACGCTCGTCAACGGCACCGATTACGAGGTGGATGAAAAGGCCGGCGTCGTCAAGTTTTTGAACGTCAGCGGCTATACGCAGCCTTTCAAACTCAACGGCACCGAGGCGGCATCGACCGGCGTCGGTTTGCTCCAGAGCCGCGTCCAGGAAAAATGGCTGACCTTTAAGGGCATCAACATTATGGACAGCGACAAGGTCGAGGTCGTCGATCTCTATCGCGTCCAGGTCGACCCGGCCGCGTCGTGGCAACTTCTAAACGACGGCAACGAACCGAACAAGTACGAGATCAGCGGCGAGATCCTCAAGGATACGACCGTATCGAGCTCGGCCACATTCGGACAGTACGGCCGCTGGCGTCAGCCTGATGCCTAACGGCTAGAAAAGCACGGCAGGTGAAAGCCCTGCCTTTCATTAACCACAGGAGACAAGCGACATGATCAAACTTAAGAATAAAAAGCGGCTGGTGCGGGAGTGTATCGCCGTATGGGAAGACACCGACGAAGCCGGTGTGACGACGACGCAGGATATCCGCGTCAGATATTTTGACCGCTCTGTGCGCGAACTCAAGGTACAGACGCAGTGGCACGACCGCAAAGCCAAAGAAGACCCGAACCAGATCATTTGGCTGAGTGACACGCTGCCATTCGTGGTCGAAAGCCTGCCCGACATCGAGGGGCTCGACGGTAAACCTATCAGAACGCAGTTCGACAAGGACGGCGTCCCGACCCGCGAGACCGTCGCCAACTTTGAAGAGATCCCGAAGAAAAACCTTGAGGCCATCAACAAGGCTATCTACGACGATCTAAGCCCAAAAGATCATCCGAGCAAATAGCCAAATGGTTTGAGCTCGGCGAAAAATCCAAACGTCCGGTCAAGGAAAGCAGTCTGGCCGGTCCGCCGGACGGAAACGCGATAATGGCCGTCGCCGAACGGTTTGGAGTATTGCCGGACACGGTCGAAAACGAGATGAGCGAGTATTGGTTCAACCGGGCACTGACACTGATGCACGCCGAGACAATCGACAGCAACCGACGAGAGAGAGAAAGAGCCCGCCCTCGCTAAACGCGGGCTTTTTTGCATAGATGGCAGTCACAGATTACAAACTCAAGTTTTTGATCGAGGCCGATGCCAAATCGGCTAAGAATGAACTGTCATCGATCAACGCCGAGATCAACGGCCTCGGCGGGATCAGTAAGGCTTTCAGCAGTGCGATCCCGGTCGCGGGTGCGTTGGCGGCGGGCATCGGCACGGTCGCCACCGGTCTCTACGGTCTCGCCCGGTCCGCGTCCGAATTTGGCTCAGAGATATACGACGCGTCGCAAAAGACCGGCCTCAGTGCTACCGCACTGTCCGCTATGAAGGCCGCCGCCGAAACGAGCGGGGCATCACTCGAAACAGTCACCAAGGGCATCGCCAGATTCGCCAAACAATACAAGGGCGACAGCGGCGACCTGCAAGCCGAACTCGGCAAGGTTTTCAAACAGATCGCCGACGCTAAACCGGGATTCGAGCAGCTCACACTCGCGCAAAAGAACTTTGGGAAAAGCGGGGCCGACCTGATCCCGTTCATTCGGTCTTTTGACGGTGACGTCGAAAAGCTCATCCAGACGATGAGCGACCTCGGCATTACGATCGACGATAAGGCGGCGGCGGCGGCTGACCAGTTCGGCGATCAGATGGACATCCTCGAAAAGCAGATCGCTGCCGTCGGTGTCACCATCGGCAACGAATTGCTGCCGGCATTTATCACGATGTCGAAAACGGTATCGGAATGGCTGGCTAACAACAAGGACGATATCCGCGAATGGGGCACCGCGACCGGCAACGTGATCCTCGGCGTCATCGGCTATTGGCGCGATCTGAAAAAGGAACTTTCGACTTGGCGAGCGTTCGATATGAACGCCCTGCCCGGCACAAAGGGATTCTCGGCGATCGACCTTTTCCAGTCGACCAATCCGCTGAGTATCATCCTCGGTGCTCTTAACCGCCGCGGTGCCGCCGAGCCGCAGCAGTATGGCCCGTATGCTTGGGAAATGTCGCCCGGCAGACCGGGCGGCGTCGGAGATCCCGATAAAGACGGCGGTGGTGGCGGTAAAAAGATCCGCCCGCCGAAGGAATCAGACGGCGAGTTTCGCAGGTTTTTCACCGATCTGGGTTTTTCGGTCGTCCGCACTTACGGCAAAGCGATCAATGCAGGTTCACCGCACACCTACGGCGGTGCCGCCGATCTGAGTATTCGCGGCAAATCAGCATCTGAGATATTCATGCTGATGGTCAAGGCGTTGGAGAAAGGCTATCGCGTTTTTGATGAACGCAAGCCCGCTCCGGGCGTCAAACAGACCGGGCCGCACGTCCACGTCGAAAACGCCAAAACATCACTCGAAAAGGCAAGCCGCTTTCTGGATATCGGATTCAGCCCCGAACAGATGGCGTATCTGCGCGATCTCGATAAAAAGCGACTCGGCAAAGCGACCGGCATGGGCGGGTTCGAGGCATTCCTCGAGGCAAACAAAAAGGAACTCGCACGCGAGGGCGGATTGGACGCCGGCGGCGGATTTCTGGCCGGGGCTAAAAAGGTCATGGCCGCGTGGGTCGCCGAACAGAAAAAGGCCGCCGATGAGGCAGGCGAGATACGCCGTGCCGAGGCGGAACAGGCCCTCGTCATTCTCAAAAGTCGCCTCGATGCCGGATTGATCACCGAGGCCGAATACGCCGAGACGGTCGGGCAACTCAATATTGATATGCTGCAGGCCGAACGCGACGAGTTGGCCAAACAGTTTGAGACGCGCGACAACATCCACAAGATCAAGATACTTGATCTCAAGATCGACACCGCTCAACTCGAAAAAGAGAATGCCATCGCTGACGCAAATGAGCGTCAACTCGCGGCGATACGCGCACAAGGATCTAAATCTGCACAAGGGGCACTCGCCGGATTGGGCGGCGATCTCGAATCGACGACGAGTATGTTTGACGGCCTCGATGCCGCGACCGGCAAGATACGGTCGTTTGAGGACATCATGCAGGGGCTCGGCCAAACGGCCTCGGACGTATTCATGCAGATGGGTCAGGGCCTTGGGGCAATGCTGCAATCGTGGGTGCTGATGGGCGATCAGGCCGACGTTTCGATGTCTAAGATGGTCGCGTCGGTACTCGCGGGCGTGGCTGCACAGGCCGCGACGCTTTCGATATTCCATCTGGCAATGGGGCTTGTGGCTCTGACGCCGTGGGGTGCCGCGATGTACGGCCCGGCGACCAATCATTTTATCGCTTCGGCGATCTGGGGCGGCATCGCCGCCGGTGCCGCGATCGGCGGGCGTGCGATCGCCGGAAACTCATTCAAATCAGGCTCAGGCAAAGGATCATCAGCCGGAGCGTCGGGCAGCTCGAACCTATCGCCCGAACGCGACCTGACGCCATACACGCGGGCCTCGGCCACGGCGTATATGTCTGGCGGACGATATGACGAAATGCGGTCGCTGCGGCAGACGCTCGACCGTCTCGATACACAGATCACGAAGTTTAACGAAAAGGTCGACTCAGCCAAACCGGGCGATGTGTTCATTCGCGGAATGAAAGCAAACCGCGGGGCGGTCGGCGAACAGGTCGCCGCCGACATCAGGTCAAACTCGGCGACCGGCACCAAGATCGGCCGGGCGATCGGCATCAGGTAACTATATTATGCGCAAAGTGCTATTGATCGGAATCATCTTCGGCGGCGGGCTGCTCCTGGCTGCAAGTACGGCCGCGTCGCTGTCGCTCGCGACCGCCGTGCCGCCGCCGAACCCCACATCGTCATCGCGGCCAAACCGCGACTGGTACATCTACTGGATCGACCAGAAAGGCGTCCGGCAGCGGACGTATGTCGAGGCCCTGCGGCCCGAGGACGCGTTGCAGGTGTTTCGCAAACTCAAGGGCGACGAGTTCGTCACCTGTGTCGAACATCCGTATTACAGCGTCTGTCAGGAACGATATCTGAAATAAAGCCATGCCCGTATTCTGGAGCGATTTTGACGAACTGATCACCGACGACACGATGAACATCGACGTCGTGCCGTGGAGCGGTGACCGTCTGCGTGCGCGTTTTCGCGGCGGTTTTCAGGCGTCGTCGCTGGTCGGCCCGGCGTCGGGCCTGTATCGGTGGCGGCTGTCGTCGACGTTTCTGGCCGATTCGGCGGACTATCGCGACCCGGTCGCGGGCATCCCGTCGTTTCAGTATTACGAAAACTTTATCATCGACCACACGACCGGCGACACCGACGTATTCTGGATCGAGTACCGCGGCAAGAAATATCACGCGTCGTTTGTCGAGAACGGATGGTCGCCCGAACGCCTGACCAACGATATGTTCGCCGCCGACGGTATCGAGATCGAGCAGCGGCGCGTCGAGGGCGTGATCTATAACGACGACGGATCTATCTGGGAGCCGTGGGCGTGGCTCGCCGCGAGCCGTGTGACCGGCGTTTCTGACAACACCGCATTTACGCCCTGGACCGACGTCAGCGGCAATCGTAACTTTACACTCGCGTCGGCTAGCGGCGGCACCGGCCCGAAACTCCAGACCAACGAGATCAACTCGCTCGCTACGGTCGAATTTACGACCGACGGGGCAAGTTACAGCGTCACGTCCGTCGGTTTTACCAATATCTGGATGGTCGTCAAGGTCCGCGAGGCCACATTCGGCAGCGACCGCGTACTGCTCGCCGATGACGCGACCACCAACGTATGGGAAGGCGATCCCGGCACGACCAAGTTCGCCGATGGCGGCTATGGCGGCGTCTTTACGTACAAAAAGAACGGCGTCAGTTACGCGTCGGGCAATCAGCAGGCACCGATGAACGCCTACGGCCTCATCCATCTCAACTGGTCGACCGCGTTCAACTTTTTAGGCGAGGTCAATATCGGCGTCGGGACCGGCGGCGGGGCTGAGGCCGCACCGATCGACGTGGCCGAGGTCATCTTTGACACCGAGGATCTGAGTGCCGCCCAGTTGTCGCGCATCGAGTCGATGCTGATGACCAAATACGGATTAACCTAAATGCCAGAGTTCGACAGCACAACTCAGGACAAGATCGACGAACTGCGTGCCATCCGGCAGGCGGGCCGCATCGTCGAGGTGCAGGAGATCGTCAAGATCGAGTGGCCGTCGCCCGACGGTACGATCTATTACGGCGTCCAGTCGACCGACCAGACGGCCAGCGTGCCGCCATCATTTCCGGTCGTACCGCGCATCGTCGCCGACAGCGACGGGGCTGATACATTCCTGCCCGTGTCGGTCGACGCGAGCATCGGCGACGAAGAGGTCGAGCTTGTCTTTTACGACGCCGACGATACCATTGCCGATCTGATGCAGGATCACGGCGAGGGCGTCAGGGCGACGCTGCTCTACTGGTTCCCGCAAGCCGACCTCGAACTTGAGATATGGCACGGCCATCTGGAGTACGGCTCGGACGAAAACGAGCTGACCATCACGATCAAGGCCGTTCAGGGCTTTCGCTCGGCCGAGGCAAACGTGCCCGGCGGCGGCCATTATCAATTCTGCTCGGCGGTTTTCGGCGGCCTGCTCGCGACCCAGGCACAGATAAATGCCGGAGCCTGTCCGTACAACAAACACATCGGCGGCCTGATCGGCAATAATAACCCCGACACGTCACAGCCATGGACGTACTGCGACCGCCTGTCAACGCAGAGCTGTATCGACCGCAGCGTCAACCCGCTGTATCATCTGTCGCACCGCACGATCGAGCGTTCGGTCCAAAATAATCAAACGTCCGGCCCGAATCTGCTCTCGACCTCGCAGGGCAATGAAACGGGACTTGAGGAACCGGTCAGGGTCGTGATGGGTAAACGGCGCGTCTATGGTGCCCGTCTGCTCGCGTTTCGCCGCGACCTCAATACCAACAATCCCGACCGCGGATTTTTCCTCGGTCAGTACGAGTTTTGCCGCGGCCGGATCAGGTCGCTGACGCAGATGCGGTTCAAGGTCGGCAATGAGGAGAAACCCGCCGACCCGTTCCATCTCAACTATCGCCTCGGCGACAAGGGCCAGGCCGCCTATCCCGACGACAACTGGCAGTTGACGCCGCACGGTTACAGCCTCGTCGCTCATGCCAAGTACAACTTCGGATGGACGAACCCGGCTGACGTCGACCCGGGCGACGCTGTCGGCTCGGCTGTGGTCGAGGGGCTCAACAATATCCGCGTTTACACCGACTCGACGACCTACACCGAGGAGTATTCGACCAACCGCGTCTGGCAGCTTTTGCACCTGATGACGGACAAGGTCTGGGGCTACGGCCTCGATCATTCGCGGTTCAATATCGACAGTTGGATCGATGCCGCCGATTGGGCCGAGCAGTATGTCACGTTCACCGATACGTTCGGGACCGAGTGGGAGCACATCCGCAGCGAATCGAATGTCGAACTGATCGGCCGCAAGGTCCAGCAGCAGGTCGATGATATGTGTATGGCCGGTCGGCTGTCGCGGCCTTTCCTGTTCAACGGCGAGATCCACATCGTACCGCTGCGGGCGTTGACCGAAGAGGAACTCGACGCGTGCCCGGTGTTTCGATCGACCGGCGACGAAAACACGCCGCCCAATATCGTCATCGACGAGAACGGTATGTCGACGCTCCGCATCGGCGAGCGTCTGTCGGTCAAGGACCTGCCGAACCGTATCGAGTGCACCTATGACGACGCGGCACAGGACTGGAAAAAGGTGCCGCTGCGACCGATCGAGGATCACGACGCCCAGCTCGCCGCCGGCCGCCTGGTCGGTGACGGCACGCTCAAGATCAATAAGAAAGAGTTTCACCTGCTCGGCGTCACCAACGAATCGCAGGCGACCAAATTGGCGTGGACGCTGCTCGACCTCGGCGAGTTTGACAACGGCGGCCTGCAGAACAATCTGCCGATCACTTTTGACGTATGGTATCTCGACACGCTCGACCTGCATCCCGAAAAGGTCATCAAGGTCGCGGACGCCAAGATCACCAAGTACGGCTTTGACTATTTCCGCGTCAAAAAGATCAAACGTAAGAGCGATCTGATCTGTACGATCACCGCGCAGGCCTACGCTCAGGAATATATCGAGGACCTCGAGGTCGACACCACGCCGGCCGAGCCCGTCTATTGTGAACTCGACACCGACTGCCCGCCCGGATTCGTTTGCGTCGGCGGCGTCTGTGTCATCGAACCCGACCCGTGCCGCACCGGTTTCGGCACGGTGACCTATGTCGACGGCATCCTGACGGTGCCGATCGAACCATGCTAGAGGTGATGTTATGGCAAGTAACTACGCAGCATTTCCGGTCAAGTACCGCACCGCCGCCGGCGAACTCGAAAGCGTCGGGGCCGGCGTGTCGGTCAAGTGCCGCAAACTCGGGGCCGGGTCTGACCTGGCCGAATCGCCGCTGACCACCGACAGCAACGGCGAGATCGCCTCGGGGTCGTTTTCGGCGACCACCGCCGGCGACGTCGTGCATTTTCGCGTTGAGAACCTCAACGGCCTCGCGGGCACCTATTCGCAGGAGACGACCTAAACGATGTTGATACTCGAACCGCGACTAAACACCGAAACCAACGAGACCACAATGGTGCTCGACGGGCTGGCACAGCCGTCGGCGACGGCCACCGTCTCGACCAAGGTGTATTGGCGATGGTACGACGACGACACGATGGAGTTTCAGTTTTTGGGCGAGACCGTGCCGGGCAGCGAGCTCGTCGTGCCGTTCGATTTGCAGGGCCGCGAGATATTGCTCGCCCAGGTCGGCTATACCGAACTCGGCCGTCCGACCGACACTAATCTCAAACAGGCCGAATATACGGTGTTCACGCCCGTCGCCCGCCGCGACGATTCGTTTGTCAGCGTCATCGCCGGCGAGGACCTGACCGGTAACGACCTGATCAATATTTACAACGACGGCGGCACGACCAAGGGCCGCAAGGCCGACGCCGACAATTCGCGTCCGGCGGACGGATGGGCGTCTGAAACGGTCACGACGGGCGATACGATCCGCGTGTTTCTGACCGCGACCCAGATCACCGGTATGTCGGGCCTCACGCCCGGGGCCGATTATTATCTGTCGACCACGGCCGGCGGCGTGACCGCGACCGCTCCGTCATCGTCGGGCAACCTGCGGCAGCGTGTCGGCAAGGCACTGTCGGCGACGGTGCTCAGTTTTGAACGCGGCGAAACGATCGAGGTAGCATAATGGCAGTTAAAAATCCTATCGCCAATTACAGCGGCACGCTTAAAGAGTTGCAGTCGGGCGACACGCTCCCGCTGAGTTTTGCCGCCCAGACCGCCGCGACATTCTTTGCCGGGCCGGTGTCAGGCTCGGCGGCGACGCCGACATTCAGGGCTATCTCGATGTCCGATCTCGGCACGGGCACGCCGTCATCGTCGAACTTTCTGCGCG